CACTAGGGAAGTATCCCGGAGCCGGGATTCCTCCAGGCCCGCTCTGTTTCTGAAGGAAACTGCTCCACGCCCTGTCCGCCTCTTCCTGCGTTTCGGCGGTGGTTCGGCCCCTCTCTAGTTCTCCACCCCGGAAGAGGTTGAAGAGTGGAGCCATCTGAGACTCGGCAGCGCGATGGCGGAGGCTCGGAGTAATAGAGGTAGCATCGTACCCGAGACCGGGCACACTCCCAAGCCATTTGTAATACTCCGCCTCGGGGGACACTTGCTCAAGGGCAAACTCGGTCTCCACGGGAGTTTTTTTGGGGACAATTGGCCCTTTACTCTTGTCATCTGAGATAGTAATGGGGGGACCAGAGATAATCGCGTCCCGCTCGTCAGGGGTCATCGCTTTCCAATCTGAGTCATTCAAGAGAAACCAGCCAGGGGTAGATACCTGCTCCCAGGTATCCGCCTGCCCTCCCATTTCTGCAATAATCTGATCGGCGATGTCGAACGCCTGTTGCTGGTCAATAGCAGTTACTGGCACCCAATGAAAGGTACCATCCTGCCTCCGGATTTTGACAATGTGGGTCATTCCGTCTTTTCTCCTTAGCCTCTTACGAGACCTGCTGCGTTGAGCCGGGAATCCTCCTCGACTCTGCTACCGGGCCTCGGGTTGGGCGAGTTCAGCCCAGCCTCGGGAGACGGGTTCCTGCCCGTCGTTCCGGGCCTCAAGTTTTCCATTGACATCCCCGCGGAGGTCATACCCTTCGGCTTTCCACCGACATTCCCCTCAAGCCCGCCTTCCCGCAACCCGCCAACGAAGGCCATCAGTTCAGCAAGGCTTCCCTGCCCGCCAATCTGAATCATCTGGTACTTGAGAACGAGTTGCTGGAGGTAGTCTTTAGTGAACTCCTCTTCAATCTTCCTGTCGAGGTAGGCGACGACGTTCATCTCCCCGCTCTTCTCGGCGGATTCGCGCCAGTCGAGGAGCGTGATGAGGGGCATCATGTCTTTCACGCGTTCCACGTCCTGCTGCTGGTTCATCAGTGACGTATCTTCGATGCCCAGAAGGTTGGATTGCGCCCATTCCGGCGGGACCAGGCGCTTCCCGGTCTGGTCGGGGCGCGTAGCCATCTCTGCGATGGTCCACTTCTGTAAATCGTCTTCCGGGAGGTGCTGAAGCAGGTGAAATGACAGTCTCCCATGCCCTGCTACATCTTCCGAACTGATTGGCCTGTCAAAACGAGCGTCACTCAGCGTCTTCCCCCACACTTCGAGGGGGCCGTAGCCACCTTCGTCGAACTGAGCGAGTTGTGCGCTAAGGCAACTCTCGATACATTCCTGGACCGGACCAAGGAACGGGTGCGAACGCTCGCCGATGTTACTGCCGACAAGTCGCAGCGCGGCCCCTGACAGGCCCCCTGGGGGCATCTGGCCCAGAGCGTGTGCGGTCAAGCCACCCGCGTACCACTCCGAGGTGGCTATATCGAACAGCATCCGCGGAGCCATGCCGATGTCCGGCGGGCGGTAGGGTTCGATATCTTGATCGGCGTCGGAGTCGAGGTTCGTTTCCTGCCCTGCCGCAAGGGGATAGTCGGGGGTATCCGGCCCTCCGCCGGAACCCTTCTTCTTATACGCGGGATGAACCTGTCCAGCAATCGCCTGAGTAGCGTAAGAGCCAACAAGGTCAATGGTGTCCGTAATCCCCTGGGTCAGGGCAAAAACGTCCTCGCCAAAGTCCCTGCTCGTGTCCTTGTTCGTCACCGGGTGCTGTGTGCCAAGTTCCGGCATGTATCCGACGGGGACGACTGTTATCGGCCACTCCACCGCGTGCGTGTCGCCCATCTCCCTCGCAAAGCGGTGGTCAATCAGCACGCCGTTGTAGAAGAACTCCTTTTCGCGAAGGACTGGCATCCCCTCCATGTCAACAGAGAGAACCTGCCCACCACGTCTCTCGTAGAAGTCATAGACGACTTCGGCCTTCGTTTCGTCTTCGGTGATATACGGGTCGTCGCCATGAACCGAAAAACTGAACTTGGGCCATCGCTTACGGATTTCCGCACGAGTCAACTCGAAACGATAAGCGCACCATTCCAAACCGTCTGAACCGCGGGAAAACACGAAGTTACGCGGGTCCATTGGCAGCCAGTCGGGAAACGTCTCTCCAGCCTTGTTTTTGTTGAGCAGCCCCCGGCAGACCACGTACCCGCCGCGCACAGTAGCGAAGAAGGCGAGTTGCTTGATAATCGTCGGCTGGGCGCGCTTCCGCTGCATCTCATCGCCGATATTGAGACACCCGATTGCGAAGCGTTCCGCGTTCTCGTTCGCCGTCTTCCTGTCGGGCCAAGCCGCGTCGTTCTCGATTCGCACACGCGGAGAACTACCCGCTATGGAATAGACGACCTTTCGCGCCAGCACCCCATCAAGGTTTGACGTATAGGCGTTCTCAGGATCAACGGCCTCAGTCACAGGGGGGACGTACCGTTCGATACGCCACTTCCCCATACTCTTTTCCATGCGGGAAATGAGGCCCTGATGAGCCTGGAAACGCTTATCGATTTTCTCCCAGATGCCCTCAACTGGCTCCAACCCGGAGGGGCCGGAGGTCTCGTCGGCGAGGGTTTGGGCGAGGGAGAGGCGTTCTTCTGTCGTAGTCAAAGCAGTTCCCCGTGGAGGGCCTCACAAGGCCTCTGCTTACGCGTCATTCTACCGTATTACGTGTTCGCGCGTCCTCAGCGTGCGAAACCTCTTCTGAGGGAGGCTTGTCCTTGTGTTTCTTGCCATTGTAGGGCCAAAACGGTCGTATGCGAGGTAGTAGAGCGCCTTGATAGCATCGCAGTGCTTGTCTCGCGGCTCCTTGCCCATAACGTTTCCTTCCTGGTCCAGGTTCCAACGGTACACCTGGTCGGAAACAGTCGGGCGAAGGGGAGACGCACACCCCCCAAGCTCGGATTGCAGGCCCTTTGTTCTCCGCGCGTCCATGACGATACCGGGTTCCTTTGTGATTTCGTTCACCTTGAGCAGTGAGTTGAACCGTTCCCTCTGATCGCGAAGTCTCACTGCCTTTTTCGCCCACCTCAACCTCACACCAGACAGCTTCCGCCACGCCTGGACAATGGGTGGAGCGCCCAGCCTTCTCGCAGCCCCCGCTCTATCTATGACCCCGTAGATATCCGACTTCCCCCACCATTTCTTGCCCATCACGAGGTCGCCGATGAGCGTGTCTTCATCCAGATTGTCCACATGCACGCTGTCGAAAACGCGTATCTGGTCGTGAACCCCCTGCACCCTCACAATATGACACGCCAGCACAGCGTACGCAGACCCTCCGGCCTCCGGCCCTGCGATGCCGGGGTCGATAGCCAGCCACACATCCTCTCCGGGTATGTAGGGAACGTCCTGAACATGGGTAGTCATGCGGAAGGAGTGGTGGACAAGTCCTCTCGGTGGAGCGGGACGGCCCATGAACATGCGGTTGAAGTCATCCTCAGACAACTCCCTTTTGAGTTTCTGAAGCTCCTCGTCGTCAGACCCGCCGGGGAAGGCCCACTGGTTTGTCTCAGACTCGAGAATCCACGACCGCTTGCCCTCTTCCCTCCAAACCCTTTCCGAACTCCAGTCGTTTAGGACATCGACGTACCAACCCCAGTCGTTCTCAAGAGAACCACTGAGCAGCAACGGAGCGCGTTTCTCAGCAATCCTCCCAAGCAGACGGATGTACGCAGAGTACGATATCTGCGCAGCTTCACACACGGCAATCGCCGCAGGAGCCTCCATCTCCAACGTCTGCTCGTCATCCGCAGACTTCGTGCGAACGATAAGCTGAACGCCATGCCCTGCAATCGTGATCTCATTAGGGCCAATCGCCCGCGAAGTCGCCGAAACCGCCTTCACACCAAACTGCCGAGTCATGTCAGCCTCTAAATACTTGAACTCCTGGCGTGAAGCCTCGTACGACTTCCCAACAAACCAGAACGGAATAACCCCTCCCTCAACAGGCTTACTCCCTTCATCCTCCCACCGCCTCAAAGCATCTACTATCTGCATCCCCAACCAGCGCGCGGTAAACAGACTCTTCCCGGCACGACGACCACCTGATATCTGAACATACCGCGTCAAACCCCTGAGAATCGCCGCCTGAGCAGCAGTCCACTTCCATCGCATAGCCTGCGATAACGCAGCTATGTACGCAAAATCCAAAGCGAAACACCTCCTGTGTATATATGGGCGAACCGTCGTTCCCCCTTCGTACTTGCGCAGGGCGAACGAGCGTTCCCTGTGGGCTCAGACTTCGTACCTCGCGCGTAAACTCAAACTCACGGCGGACCTGTAATATACACTACGCACCCCCGCCGCTAGGGTCTACCCCCCTGCCCTCGCGCAGCCGTCCGCGCGCGCGCCCGTTTCGTCAGTTGAGTACGCTTGCCGGGCGGCGCTTTGGCTCCGTGCATCTGGCAATGTAGTAGCCATGCGGGAACGCGTGCGCGGGCTGCGGGTCGCGGTAACAAGACTCGCAGGTGTTGTCGCCCGCCGGGATCACCATCCCGCAATCCATGCACCGCGCGGGCGTCACATCGGGCGTCACATCGGGCGTCACATTTTCCGGGGCGCACATGCCCGCGGGCGTCACATCCGGCGGGCGCACATCCTCTTTATGTGACGCCCTGAGCCTCCGCATCCGCAGCCTGGTTGCCTCTCTCCGCTTCTCGGGATCTCTCGTCGGCATCTCTACCCTCCCTCCGGTAGCTCCTTGCTCTCAACGTCGATCACCTCTAACTCCGGTTCCCATCTCCCAGCCTCCACTAGTTTCCGCATCTCCCGCAGATGCTCAGTGAGAGCCGCGAGTGGCGTCCCTTCGTCGCGCGCGGGTGCTTGCTGCCTGTATTCGGGGAAGCGGGCTGCGACGGCTGCGAGTTCGAGCTTCCAGTGTTTGCCGTTCTCACCGGACCATGCTTTGACGGTGTTGGCGAGCCACTC